ACGCTCTTTATTTACTTCTTCAAATACGATACCATTCTGTGGATGGTAATATAAAAACTCCTGTAAAACAGGATTGTTTTTAGGAACGTTTAAGAATCCGCTCTCAAAGATAATAGGTTGGATAAGTGGGTTTCCATCTTGCTCGTCCTCAAATGGGCTCTTTTGGTTTATTGCATAACGAAGAGGTCTGTTTTGATTGGTTTCCTCATCGTACCAAAGGAGTGCTGAGCGTTTTGTGTTTCTTGCTGATAGCATATAAGACAATGGTGCCTTATCATTTTTGAGTCGATAGACTCTGTCGGCAGGAGCCAACTTTACTTTTTTTGACATAAGATATAATATAATTAAAGTTTACAATAAAAATAGAGAGGGACCGAAGTCCCTCTCATATTTTGAGTGCTAATTATGCACCGTAACGGAACAAGAAGAAGTTGTTCGCGCCCAAGGTACAAAGTGCACGCTCAGACAAGAAGTTAACTTCCATTGCATCGAGGTCGCTAGTAGCAGCACCACCGGCAGAACCTGTGATCCAAGTTTTGTAACGACGATCTTCAGTTTCAGACGCACGGTAACGAACGTGTAAGAACGGACGCTTAGCGTTTTTACCAAGGATTTGATCGTATACAGTTGTTGAACCTGCAGGAACAAGCATACCTGTGATTACGTTAGCAGTTGAAGCTCCTGTAGCAGATGCAGTCAAACCACCACGCATTGTTGGATCGTTGAGGTATTTCCAATCTGTTTTGTAGAAGTCATAACCACGACGGAATCCTGAGAAACCAAGGTTAAGGGCCATGTCACGGTCGTTGTCAAACAAACCATAAGATGTACCTGCAGCACCATAGCTGTTTTGAGCAGCCAACATATCGTCGATGTCGAAAGAGAAATCACGATTAACAAACAATACGTTCTCTTCGATAGAACCTTGTTTGTCAAGACGAGAAATCATATCGTCGAAATCTTGCAATGATGTTGGGTTACCACCGCCCCATACGTTACCACGAGAGTTAACAACGTAGAAAGCACCTTCAGAACCTTTGTTACCATAGATTGGGTTGACACCTGAGTTAGCAACACCTGAACATGATTCAGCAGGAACAGCTTCTAACATTGCAGTTTCGAGGTAGTCTTCGAAACGGAGACGAGTTTCGTGCTCAGACTTCAAATACCAAAGGTATCCGTTAGCACCATTCTCAGTAGTGATTTCAATCCAACCGATCTGAGCCATGTCAGAACCATTGACAGCATATTTGTCTTTGATGATGATTGGGCTGTTAGAGAAGATTTCGTCTTCTGCTTCCAATGAACCAATCATACCTACAGTACCTTTCTTGAACTCAGAACCATAAACAAATACGCTAAATTCGTTAGCTGTAGAAGCATTGGTAAAACCTGCAGTTTCGTAGAAAGCAACTGTGAATTGGTCAGTAGCTGTGTTAACAGCAGTAACGATTGCTTTGTTTTGGGAAGGACCCGCAACGTTAGGAGTAATCATTACAGTTTGACCTGCGCGGATAGCGATACCTGTTACGTTCAAGTCATTCACTTGGAAGATAGCAGTGTTAGCACCTGTTGCAGTAGCTGTAGAAACAACTTTGGTGTACTTAGTGTGAAGACGACCTTGTTCTGCCCATTTGATTTGGTCAGAGATAGACGGCATCTCAGCACCTACCATACGAAGGAAAGATGCAACGGTACGGTTTCCGTAACGCTCAAATTCTTTCTCATATGTATCAGGTAAATACTGATTCATGAAGTTAAATCCGTTTGACGGGATGTAGTTTGTTGACAAAGCTACCTGTTCAGCACTTGGCTGTAACTGATAACCGGGTGTAGATAAAACAGACATTTTTTTTCTTTTTTAATAGTTTATATTCTTTTTGCACTTGTGATTTTCAATCCATTGCCTGAGCCCGGATTTACTTCTCGGATTTGCATTCCTCCTTTGGAGATTGTCTCAGGTGCTCTGCGCTCAGACATATTCACATTTTTTATTTTTTTAGTGACATTGTCTGTCGCATCGGCCTGACCTTGTTCGTAGAAGAACTTGGCAAACTTCTCAGGGTTCATTGCGATCGCTAAAGCTCTATGGTATCCCGCAGCATCACTTACCATTCCGCTCTCATCCAAATACTTATTGATAAAGTTTGTTGGAGTTGATTGGAGCTTCTTAAGCTCTGTTGCGTCACCGGGAGAGAAAACCACTTTCTTGTCGTCAATATTGAACTCAAAACCTTTGAATTCTTGACTAAACACCTCATCAGTTTTCTTTAGGAACCAATCACGTTTGCGACCGTTTTCCTCCTCTAGGGTTTTAGCTTGTTGTATGTATTGTTTGTAGGCCTCGAATTCTTCTTTCTCTTCAGAAGCAATTGTACTTCCCCTTGACTCAAGAGGTTGTTTGTATTTCTCCTTTTCAGATGTGAAATAATCCTTGGCTTTAGCAATAGCCTTTTTCTTAGCAATCTTGACTTTCTTAACGTGAGATTCATCATCTAAATCCTCATCATAAGAAAACTCTTCCAACATGGCATTAATGTCGTCCTCATCGAGACCAACCTCTGTAGCCATGAGGTATTGCTTCAGCATTTTATCAGGATTCATGGAATCAAAGTCTTCTTGCAATTTCAAGTAGTCTTGAATACCACGTCCTGTTTCTTTCTTATACTTTAAGAATGCCTCAACATCTTCAGGTAACGGTTCGTTTTCCTGACGTTGAGCCATCAACTCGTCAAACGAATTGATTTCCTTATTGTACCTTTTTCCCAAATATGAAAGAACGTCTTCTTCTTTTAGCTCAGGTGTCTCAATTGGCGGTGTCTCAATTGGAGGTGTTTCAATTGCAGGTGGATCGTTATTTAAACTCTCCTCATGCTTTTGTAATAATTCCTCTTCAATTTGAGCTGCGCTCTTTTCAACAATTCCTGTTACTTCTTTTACTTTAAATTCCATTAGATTTAATTTTTACAAAGTTATATATTATTTTTTATTGTTTTAACGTGGCTCAAATTCAGCCATGTCAAAGCCATCAAGGGAATCCTCATTGGATTCAAAACTTATCGGTGGTAGGTTGTTCTTTCGCTGATCAATCAACTTAGATTGCTCTGAGTTTTGTTGACTAATACGTTTAGCTTTAGCGTCTTCTCTTTCTTTTTCTCTTTTATCCAAAGATTGAACATCCATTCCTTTGAGTTGCATTTGCATATCAAACTCAGTCTGCATTAATTGCTGCTTGAGTACGGCCTCATTCTTCATCTTCTCAATCTCAAAAGCCACCTCAGCTTGCTTAAGCTGCATTTTAGATTGTGTCTCAAGTTGGATTTTCTGCATAGAAGTTTGAGCAGCCATCTGTTGTATTTGAACTTGCTGCTGAGCTTGGATAGCCTGAGCCTGCATTGCACGCTGTTGCTCTTTCTCTTCTTTCTTAACTCGCTTAAGTTTTAAGAGTTGGTTAGCCAACTTGAGATTTTTAATTTCGCGTATATCAATTGCATCCTCAAGGTTAATATCACCTTTAGATAAAGCAATTTGAATATTTTGCTCAAGCTGCGCTTTCTCTTCTTCGTCGGGAGAGATGTCGATGAAAATTCCGAAGTCATATACGTATAGGTCTTTAATTTCATTTAAAATAGATACATTGTATTTTCCAATCTTATTGGCGAAGTCATCTCTAAAGTCAGCATATTCTAAAATATCTGCAATTCTATACGTAAGTGCCTCAGCTATTGATTTGAACATATATAGACTACCGTCAAGAATGTGACGTGTAGCTGTGTTTGAGTTAAGCGCTGCAAGCTTCTGTACACCAATCAACGCACGAGGATCAGGGTCTGAACCATCACGAGCCTCATTAAGACCTGTTACTGAACGTAACATATCCATATAGTGGTTGTAGTTTGCAATAAGCATTTGTGTCTTAGCAGCACCGGAGTTACTGTTTAACTCTTGGATTGGAACACGAGCATTATTGAACTCACCATCTTGAGTATAACTACGTCCAATTACACTACCCGTTTGGAAGTACAGTCGGAGTGCATCCTCAGGATTGTAAGCTGCTCCTGTACCAAGGTCAACCTCATTGAGACCATCGGCATCGATGAACACACCATCAGGCACAACACGTGCAATTACTTGCTGAAGCTTAAAGTGCGTCAACTGAATCAAGTCAGCAAATGGTATCATTCGACGAACCATTGACTCAATAACACCCTTGTACATACGTGGAGCAACAGCTACATAGTTTGGTAAAGCGTGCTGAGTAGCGGACTTTGGTCTAACCATATTTTCAGCCATCTCCCACTTAAGTAGGATATTGGTACCCATGACCATAATACCATTATACCAAACGTCAATTATCTTCTCGATTTTTTCAAAACGACCTTCTTCCATCATCTCCACAGGAGGATTGAAGTTTTCGTCTTTCTCAATTACTCTCGTATTTCCATTGTCAAGAATTTTCTTCTTGTATACAATTTTCTTAGTAGTCTTATAGTTAAAGTAAAGAAGAGTACACGTATCACGGTAAAAAACATTATTCTCATAGAACTGAGCTACATTGTAGTAGTCATACCAACTTTGGCTGTATTTTGAAATTTGCTCCAAATCCTCACGTGTGAGTGATTGGTCAATCTTGTAAAGCTCTGTAATTGAAAGAGTTCTGATTTCACCCCAATAGAAACAGTCTCTAAAGTATGGGTCTTCAGTGTAGCTGTACACAATGTTTGCAGGATCTACGTATGAGATTTGAACACCTGCTCCCGGAAGGAACTCGTGTTTCTCTACAGCGATACCAATAGTCATTAGGTCGTAGTCACACTGCTTACGAATATTGTCATATCTATTCTCATCGAGAATTGTATTGATAGCCTCCTCCTCTGCAATCTCAATGGCAGGTTTGTAGTTGAGGTTCATATACAATGATAGCTCTTCATCAGTGCTTGGGAGTTCATCAGGGTTCATCACAAATGGATCAACACCTGTTTGCTCTTGTATATTCATCAGAAGGTCTTTTGCAACCATCTGACTCTCAATCATATCTTGATACTTATTTCTTTTTGCCTGAGACATTCCATCCTGAGCATATGCCTTAACCTTAAATAAACGGTCAGACATTCCATTGACAACAATGTCAACAAACTTAGGAATGATTGGAACAGGTGTCCAATCAAGGTTGATATATGATAGGTCGCCATCAACAGCAAGTTCATCCTTGTATTTGGCAATAGGCTGCTCACCACGCGCATATAAACGCAGTCTATGAAAATCACGCCATTGGCTGTAGTATCTACATTGATTGCCATCTTTACGGAACCACTCATATTGTATAGCGCTCCCCACTTGCAATCCGAACTCCATTGTCTCCTTCTCTGCATCTGATGCAAACTGACTAGGAAAAGACGTCTGCGATATGTTTACTATTACCTCCTTCATTCTATATATGTTTCCAAGTTTTTCTTGTTAATATAAATGCAATTGTTGATTTTGCAACATTATATATCTTGGCTATTTTTCTTTGACTAAAACCTTCTTCTGCTAATTTTCTTATTTCTAAAACATCTTTCTCTTTTAATTTAGAAAATCCATTTAATTCACCTGATGTTTTAATACTCGTCATTAATTTAGCATGCTCACTTCTCTTCTTTCCATACATAGGCGAATTTACACCTGATAGCTTTTCTGACATTTTTTTCTTTGTTTCTTCAGAAACAACTTTACCCGTATGAAATTCAGATATTCTTTTTTTATGCCAATCAGAAATGGATTTACCTTTATTTGGCTCACCCATTTTCTTCTTAGATTCTTCGGTGTGAACCAATCCTAAACATCCATCTCCACCTAAGGTTATATTACATAGGGTTCCTCCATCTTCTTTTCTCTTGTGTATCTGTATGAATTCAATTTCTTTTTCTTTAGCAAATTCATATGTAATACCATCAAATAAAATTTCAACTCTATAGTCAGTGATAGATGTTATAGATTTCCAATGATTATTTCTGTGAGTTTTAGAATTAGCTCTTTGGTATATATCATCATTACCTATGCCAATATAAAAAGGTTCATTCTTATCAAGTCTAATATGTCGATATAAATATGCCATTATACATTCAAGGAGCTAATATTCCCTTTATTATTATATGTAGCAAATTTAATGCTTATTTTTGACTCTTTTACCTCAGGTTGATATAAGTGCTTCTGACAAGCCATAATAGCCAATCCTGAGCTAATTGTCGCATCAAACATTGTACGATCGCTAATATCGAATTTAGCCCAATCCTCTAGTGTTTTGTTGAACGGCATAAAGCCCATCTCACCATCTTCCTGAACACCGATGTACTTCTCGATGTAACTCTCAATGGCCGCAGCATGAGCCTGCTTGACATCTTCTGATGAGTTTGGTATACCACCTAGCTCACGCTCTGTCTTAGACAACTTAGCGTACACTTTGTCAGGACGATTGATACAGAACCCACGGTATCCCCTATTCTTAAAGTGATACAGCAAACGCGGTTTGTTGTTCTCAATCAAGATTGGCATACCATAAAACACACAGGCCATCAATACTTCCTCAAAGAATATCTCTGCGGTCTGTGGACGTGCAATGTATTCCAAAAAGAATTGGTTTGTAGGGGCCTCATCCATGTGGTATTTGGTTAGACCATGAAGAGCACCATTTGAACCACGTCCCACTACAACCCCTGAGATATCATAGGAGTCACATCCAAAGGCACCAATGTGCTCATTGCCGGGATATCTAACCCCATTCTTTGTATACACTTGGTTTTGCAAATGCTTTGTAGGAGCCCATGATATTAAGAACCTACCCCTTCGATCAGGGGTGAATATCACTTGGGTATCTTTGATGCCATCCTTCCAACTAAATGAACCTCTAGTGTAGTGATGCTCTTTAATCAATGTATCATTAAAGTCAATCTGCTGATATATCTTGGTCAAGTTGAATAGAGCGGACTTACTCTCATCTCGGAATGCGTGAGACTCTGTCCTTGGGAACTGACGATAGAATTCGTTAAGTGCGTCAGGGTCGTTCTTCAATGAGTCAACCTCTGCCTCCCAATAGTCAATGGCCCCATTAACAATCATATTCCCATCAACACCCTTGATTGGCGCATTTGGTTTACGCAATACAGGCATGCCATAAAGATCAATGAAGCCTTCCATATTCCACTCCATCGGAATGAATAGACCATAAAGCCCTGACTTAGTTTGACCATTGGCATTTCGTGTAGACGGTTTAGAATCCTCATACAAGTCTTTGTAGTTCTGACCACCTTTGCTCAATGCATTTGATGTAGAACCCATCATGCACTTACCGATAATCTTAGAACCCAAACGCAAACACGTCTTAGTTACTCGCCAATTATTCAGAATGTTATTTGGCTTAGTCCACTTAGCACTATTCATGCTAATCGTAAAGTCACCAAGTATTAACTTTCTTTCATCATCAGTTTCACCATCTACTTGAATGCCTATGTATTCTCCTTTATCGAGATATTCGACAGATACTTTATTTCTTCTTCCTCTACTTGAAGGAGTATATCCTTCAAATGATTTCTTTTCCGTAATTAAAGGTATTCTTGATAACTCACCCGAAATATTTATTCTATATGATTTTGTATTAAAATTTGTAGTTTGTTCTTGAATATTACTACAGCTTAAACCGCAAGATAATGCCAAAAATCTTATTTGCTCAATAAGGTCTTTTCGACTCATTCCAATTGAAATAATATTTTTTTTCTTATCAGAATAGCCGTCAGATTCTATTAAGCCTGCTAATAATTGAAGCCTTGTTTCAATAGATGATTGCATATACTGCATTGGTATATGCTTATTGTTATATACATTTATTTTTTTAAGTTCTGAATTAATTCCTTTGAATCTAAATTCTACAATTTTATCAGAAGTACTCTTTACTAATTCAAAAGGTATATTATACATCTCGGCAAATCTGCCTAAATAATGAAGTATTTCAGGCTCCTCATATTTATTGACTAATATTGTTAATCCGCTTTGCCTTCCATCTCCAAGCCAAAGACCTAAAAGATATGGAGGTATTCCATCGAATATATCAGGAGATTCAATGCCTTTTGATGTAACCCTTGTTAAATGTTGTTTTCTAAATTTAGAGCTATTAATGTACTCTTCAGGATTCATTATTACTTCACCCTTCTTATATTCACTAAATACAAGTCTATGATTTTTAGTAACAATGTAATCCTCTCCGTATGGTTGCTTAACTAAATACCTATCTGTTATTCCTTCAGTTCTTTTTACAACTGTCTTTATTATGCCACCCTCTACAATTACTTTATCTCCAATATTAATATCTTTTATTTCTTTAAAAGTAAAATCACTCATTAATATTTTTGTATTTGGATCATAACACTAATCATGCGCTAAGAACAATAGCTTCTCACCATCGTAAGAGTTCTCATCTGTGTTCTTCCAATCTATTGTTGTGTCAAGGCCATCTACGCCATCCTCATCAATCTCATGCATATTCTTTTTGGTGATCTTGGAAGCAGGAACACGATATGCAAGCTCAGTCTTTGGCTTATCCATACCATCCATTACCGGCTTGAAGAAGAACGGTAAGTTGCTGTTGATAGGCACAACCTTATCGGTGAACATCTTCTTGGCATCGGAACCTGTCTTTGATAGGATACCAACCCTAGAGTCTTTTGCAAGAGTTGCAATGTTCACGCACTCAGATGATGACATAAAGGAGAACCCGGAACGACGTATCTTTAAATACACCATTCCAAAACTTCTATAGTCAGCCTTACAGGACTCCCAATAGATAAAAAAGATACGGTTTGCTTCTCGGAAGTCAGGGTATCCGACGTCAATCTTAGACCACTGAAGGTACATGTAGTGGGAACCCGTCATATATGTCGGAGTTCCGTTGTTCATAAACCAATGCCCCTGATCTCGGCGATCAAACTCTTTCTCTATGTAGTCAACGTATTGTGCTTTGAATTCTTTAGGCATCTCATGCCATTGGAAGATTGACTGAATGCGACCCAACTGTTTTGGTATGTCAACACGCTCCCAATACTGCTCTGATGATTTTGAACTTCTGCTTGTGCAATTTGAAGGGACATCAGGAAGGGCTATATTCACTCCATTGATGTTGTATATATCACCTATCCTTCCTGTCTTTGATAAGATTACAACATCGTATTGGTCATTATAACCATACTGCCAACTGTGGTTTCGGTTCTTTTGATCTTTAACCCTCTTAGGTATGTGATCTTTGATAACGCTATATAAACTATTTAGCTCTTCGCTCTGCGAATCCCTGTTTAATGTCAATTTTTGGTGATTCATCTTTTACCTCCTCCAATATAGCCTTCTCGGCTTCGATTTTATTTAGAATTTCGAATGCATCAAATATAGCTAATCGTTTTGATGCTGCAGCATTCTTTAATTTGTCTACTGACAAGTCATCCTCAGGATCAGGTTTAATGATATCCTCTTTAGCAACCTTGATGAGTTGCTCAACAGCTCTGTATCCTGCCTCAATAATATTACGTCTTAAGTCTTTCTCTCTGCTCATAATTTCACTGTGATTTGATGGTCATACATTCGGTATAGCTTCTCATCATCCACGATAAACTCATACTCACTCTCAGGCTTAAAGCATACCTTGTCACCTGCCTTTACTCCGGCCTTTATAAGCGCTTCGTTTGGATAGCGCATAATGCCCATCAGTGGCTCTTCGCTTAGTGGTTTATAGATGTATGAGTCCTCGGGTTTGACAGGCTCAACAAAGCAGTACTTGTCGTATGCCATCCAAGACTCACCGTCATGGAACATATAGAATTGGTCGGGCTCGATGAAGAACATATCCTCTTTGAAGAAGCTCTTACCGCTCTTGCGACGCCCCTTCATGTCGTTGTAGAACTTAAATACGTTGTGATGAACAAGTAGCTTATGCCCGGGCTTTATAGGTCCCTCATAGCCTAGTGGCACCTCGATAACCTCAGCCTCTCTGTTTGAGAACCTGTGGTCTTCTTCTGAGGTACTTATAATAAGGTCGATACCACCAATCTCCTTGGTGTTATTGTATCTCTTTCCCTTAAGTGGTTTAGTGATAAAGTAGAACGGTGATTGCATTAGATATTTATATTGTACTCAATGGCAACAGGAACGGTATTGTTGAACTCCTTCCAAAGGACAATCTCATTCTTATCATTGGCAATATAAATCTTAATTGATTGCTTATAGTCATCGTACTTGATGAGGTGAATATCTTGAGTATCACCTAGTACTTTCTGACCAACAATGTAATGCATCGCTCCACCCTTATAGTCCGGGCCAACCGATATCTTCCTGATTTCCATTTAATTTAATTTCCAAATTTGAATTTGAGATGATGGTACATTAGACCATCCGCCCAAGTTTGTGTGTGGGTATATACCACCTGCATTGGTTCCTGATGAGTCACGCATAATCTCAAACCAAAATATATCTCCTGCATTTGCGTAGAAAGGAATAGTAACCTCATACGGGTCAGGTAAGTTTGGTGTATCTAAGCGAAATCCCTTAGTCGTTGATATTTGAGTGCCATTCAAAAGCGCACGGAACAAAACAACAGCAGTACCACCTGATGACCCTTGACGCTCAACATTTCCATATGCGTTAATGAAGTACTGCCCTGAGGTATTGAATATAATTTTTCCACCTGCCTGAAGCTCAATATCAGTTGAAGGACCTCCTTGAGCAGCGCCAAAAGATACAATCAATGGAGTGTTTAAGGCAGACGGAGCTTGAGCAACCGTTGACGAACCATTCAATACTTGATTGAATATAATATTAGCATTAGCCAATGATACAACTTGACCAACAGTAAAATTCTTTGTGGAATTTAAGTTATCCACATCAGTACCAATAAGCTTATCGCTTAGGTTTGGCGTTGAATCAATTGCGTAGCTGCTAATCTTTCCCATTTCTTATTTTTTTGTGACCTCTCCGGTTTGAAGGTTGATTACAGCATCCTCACCGTACTTGTCCATTAGACCTTTTTCATGTTGCTGAAACTCTAGTCTTAGCATATCAATATGCTTTAATAGACCATGCTTCTGTAGCTCAACGTCAGCAAGCTGAATCTTTAGCTTGTTAAACTCGTTGTGCATTCCTTGAGTAGCCTCTAGCTCCTCCTTAGTTAAAAATTTTTCTATTTTCATTGGATTTGATTTGTACAAAGATACAATTTATTAAATAATTATTTCCTGAATACTTCACTAGCAACATATCTCGCAAAGAATGTAAGTGCCGCACCCATACCTAAACCTAAAAAGAAAAAGTTGTATCCGTTCTTTTTCTTTTGTCTATTTTTATTCTTAACCAACTTGACATTAGCCTTTAAACTATCACGATGCATTTTTACATCAGCTTTTAAGCTGTCAGAGTACATCCTTCTAAGGGTCTTGAGGCTATCGCTAAACTTGCGCTTATCCAATCTTATCTCAAGCCTCGTTTTATGTACAATACTTTGCTTGTAGCGAATGATCGTATCTTTTTGGACCAAGACCTTCTCCCACACAATTGAGTCGTGCACAATGACAGGAATTGAGTCGATTGAAGTTATCTGAATTGTATCAGAGACCTCCTCACATCGGTACCCTTTCTTTATGGCCTTGTTTAGGTGGTAGCTTGACGAGCACGAAAAGAGTAGCTGCATC